GACACAGAAATAGAACAACCATCAAATACTCTGTATTCAAAACCTCCTTTAAGTGTTCGCACTTAATAAGTAGAATTTATAGAATACTACTTGGTGAAGAGGATATACCAACCTCTGAGAATAGTATTTTTTTTAATAATAAATCATACACCGATAAGGTAATGAATAAGTCTATCGATGATATGATAAAAGATAATGAACGATGATAAAGAATTTAGTAGGTGGCTTATTCAGCACAGTAGTAGAAAATGCAGAAGGAATACTTGACAAAGTTATTACAACAGACAAGGAAAGAGATGAAGCGAAGCTTGCTCTTAAACGCTTACTACTTGAAGCAGAACAAGAAGCCTTTAAGCAAGAAGTCGAAGACAGAAAGAGCGCTAGAGATATGTACAAGGACGATGCGATTATTCAAAAAATACTTGCAACGTTATTTACTATTGCGTACTTTGGATTAAGTTTTATGATGTTTAGGTACTTCGTAACCGGAGATCTAGAGATGGGAGAATTTGAGATAAGTTTTATCTCTACAATATTTGGCGCTATGAGCGCAAAAGTTAATACGGTGGTCGATTTCTTTTTCGGCGGATCGTCAAAAAAGAATCAAGAACAACAACAAATAAATAATAAATAAAATGGGGATAAATTCAACAAATACGGCCTGGGGCTTTCAACAGTTCGGCTCAACATTTTTAAGTGGCGATGGTTCGCAGCTAGACTTAGATGGTTCCACAGCTAAGTACTATGTTTGCGCAATAACAATGATTTCTGCTACAAAGTTTCAAGAATTACAAATACTAGATGGTGGAACTGATTTGGGTATGGGTAATACACATTTTATATCAACAGAAGACACTCAGACATTAGATAGTGACTGGGGAGCAGTTACAGATGCTGGCGACAATGACGGTAAAATTATTGTTGCAGGTAGCTCTGGTACTGAGTTTCCAGCTGGTATGACTATTTACGGATGCTGGGATTTTGTAGAACTACACTCTGGTGATGTTGTGTGCTATGTAGCGCCGAGACCAGATTATCATCAACGATCAGCAGCAATATAACATGTTGGGCAACGGATCAAGTACTACAGTTTCTAGAGCAAAAAATAAAGCTGTAGTAGTAAAAAGAAGAAAAGAAGTTGTGGCTGCAAAAGACTATAACTCATTTAATTGTGGAACAGTACAAGCTAGTCACGCTAATGCTTGCGCTTCTGGTTCTTTGTCGAACACATTTTACCACAATGGTGCTCAAGCTCAACCGGCTGTTAATGATATAATTTACTCAAGCAGAAGAGCTAGAGTTCCAAATAGAATGACCGCTGGTTATTATAAAATATTTGATAGAAGAGATGGTGCTATACAAATAAATGATCAAGGAGTTGTTACTGCAAAAGTAGCTTGTCCATAAAAAATTAAATTATGTTTAAAGATAATGTAACTCAATATGGATTTGGGCAGGTGGGTAGTGTGTTTAATGATGGAACAGACGCTATAAAACCTCCAACAGGAAAAGTATTCGTAGCAATAACTATGTTAGGTGATACAACTTTTGATGCCCATGGTGGATTAGTTGCAGAGCAAGATTCAGAAAATGGATTAGAATATATATCAACTGAAGATGCTGATGGAACAGCGCAAACAGCTCATGATGCTGGATCACCCACTGAAACAACAGGTAGTGGAGGTAAAGTTATAGACAATAGTAATACATTTCCAAAAGGTGTTACTATTTATGGTAGATGGACAGAGGTTGAACCCGCGAGTGGTGGACCTATTATTGCATATATAGGTTAAAATGTTAGGTTTACCAATCGGATTAGTGTATCCTAATTACATACAGGAAGAAGATGGCGGTTGGTTAAAAGTTGAATTTGTATCAACACAAACTGGTACTTCATCAATAGGTTTAGATGATTGGACAACAACCACACCCCCTAGCACCGTTGGCTCAAGTGGTGATATAATTGAAATTGACTATAAAATATACATTGATAATTCAACAGGAAAATGGGATCCAGAAGGTGACAATGACAACGTAAACACATATGTTACTGGAATGGTGTTTTCTCTTCCAGCATTGGATATACCAACTAACCAGATAGTTACTGTTTCAACCACACTAACAACTAGTAGTAGCAATACTAATCCCGATATTCAAATGGCAGCTTGGTTTGAAAGTGATGACAGACCTCAGGCCGGAGCAGTGTTTTATATAAAAGATATAGTAATGAGCGCGAATAGAAAAGTAGGTTCCACTGATAACTTTATAGCTTCTTTTAATAGTGATTTTACTGGTGGTGGGGGTGATAACTCAGATGAGATAGTTACAGCTGGTAACGGCACTATAAATAAAACAACTAATCAATCTCCTACTTAATAATAAGTTAATAATTAAATAAAATTAAATACAATGGCAAAAGAAAAAACGGTTGAATTAAAACCAAAATTAGAAAAAATATCAGAAGAACATTTAAAAGAACTTCAAACAATAATAAACAATATAAATCAAGCACAATTTAGTGTTGGAAAAATAGAGTCACAAAAACATAAAATGCTACATGAGCTAGCTGTGGCTGAGGACAAAGTTGTTTTATTTCAAGAGAAACTAGATAAAGAATATGGCACGCATGATGTCAATATAGCAGATGGTAAAATAAATTGGCCTAAAGAAAATAGTGATGAAAAATAATATTATTAGAAAAATCACTATTGGTAAAGATTACAAAAACGATTCGATGCACTACGCTGTAAACCAAGAGGTTTACGGCGGGCATCAAATCTGTGATATAATAGAAGAAGAAGATAAATATTCTATTTATATTAGAAAAGAAGACGTAGTTATACCTTGGAAAGATTTTAATAAAAACATGGCTATATCAGTTGAGTATAATCTAGAATACTAATGAAAGCTTATAAAGATTTTATAATATCACCAATAGGCCAAAGATATAATAATTCTACAAAAGTTGGTGAGAAAGAACTTATACTTAACACTGAGGTGTTTAACCATCAGTATGTAAATAGATTAGCAAAAGTTATCGCTACTCCACTATTATTTCAATCACCCATTAAAGTGGGTGATGAAGTAATAATACATCATAATGTATTTAGAAGGTGGCACGATGTTAAGGGTAGAGAAAAGAATAGTAGATCGTACTGGAAAGAAAATAAGTATTTAATTACTGAAGATCAAATATTTCTTTATAAAAACAAAGACTGGATTGCAACACCTGGTTTTAGTTTTATAAAACCATTAAAATCAATAGACGCTTTTAGTAGTGAAGATGAAAGACCACTTGTAGGCGTTATAAAATACTCGGATGGAACTTTCAATAAAAAAGAGTTAGTTGGAGTTAGACCTAATAGTAAATATGAGTTTATTATAAATGGAGAAAGATTATATAGAGTTTTAAATAAATTTATTACAATTAAATATGAATATCAAGGAAACGAAGAAGAATATAATCCAAGCTGGGCACAAAGCGGTTGAAGAGCTAATTAAGGTTGCTAGAGAAGAAATAGTTGATTCAGATGAAGATATATCAGCTGATAGATTAAAGAACGCCGCAGCTACAAAAAAGCTAGCCATATTCGATGCTTTTGAAATATTGAATAGAATCCACGAAGAAGAAGCTATGCTTGAAGGAAAGACTATAGAAGAAGAAAAGAAAACAGCTTTTAAAGGATTTGCTGAAGGTAGATCAAGATGAGTTACGAACAAACATTATATAAGGTTGTAGAACCTATAAAACTAAACACCATCAAAAGACTTAATAAGTCTAAAAAATGGGAGTATGGTTATAATAAAGAAAATGATATTGTTGTAATATCTAAAACAGGTATGATTGGTGATGTTATAGAAATACAAGGATTTCAAATAGCTTTACCAAAACAACCAAAAGAAGTATATTCTTGTAGCAATGAAAAATCAAAACAAAAGTGGAAACAATTTCCACCAAACCCTGATTTTAAAAAAATTAAAACAGTATTTGACTGGCAGGTTTACCCGGACGATTTTAAAGAAAAGCATTACGGATATATTGACGAAGAATTTAAAAGACGAGAAGAAGGATTTTGGTTTATGAACAACGGCGAACCAACCTACATAACGGGTGCGCACTACATGTATTTGCAATGGAGCAAGATAGATATTGGGGCTCCAGATTATAGAGAGGCAAACAGATTGTTCTTTATATTCTGGGAAGCTTGTAAAGCAGATAAAAGATGTTACGGAATGTGTTATTTAAAAAATAGACGTTCTGGTTTTTCATTTATGAGTTCAGCTGAGACAGTTAATCAAGCAACACTAGCAAGTGATAGTAGATTTGGTATATTGTCTAAAACTGGTAGCGATGCAAAGAAAATGTTTACAGATAAAGTGGTGCCAATTAGTATTAATTATCCATTTTTCTTTAAACCAATTCAAGATGGTATGGATCGTCCAAAATCTGAACTAGCTTATAGAGTGCCAGCAAAAAAGTTTACTCGTAAGAAAATGAGGGAGCGTGAGGAAGTTGATGATATGCAAGGTCTTGATACCACTATAGACTGGAAAAATACAGGTGATAATAGTTATGACGGTGAAAAGCTAAACTTATTAGTTCATGATGAAAGTGGTAAGTGGGAAAGACCTGATAATATAAAAAATAACTGGAGAGTTACAAAAACTTGTTTACGATTAGGTAGCAGAATAGTTGGCAAATGTATGATGGGAAGCACATCTAATGCTTTAGATAAAGGAGGTGATAATTTTAAAAACCTATACTATGATTCAGATGTTACCAGGCGAAACAAAAATGGACAGACTAAGTCAGGATTATATTCTTTGTTTATTCCTATGGAATGGAATTACGAGGGATTCATTGATGAATTCGGACGACCTGTGTTC